CATAGTAATAAGTTACTGAGTTATCACCTTCAGTTACATTTACTGATTCTCCATTGAAATTGAAGTCTGGTGTATCAAACAATGATACTGCTCCAAGATATTCTGATAAATCATAGATTGAATGTTCTTGATCGAATGTTTCATCTACGACTGCTTTTGCGAAGATATTTTTCATCGCACTAACTGTTGACAATTCGTTACCTGCCTTAACAGTTATACCTGAATTAATTGTCGAAAAATTATTCAGGACATTAAGTGTGTTGCTACTTAATTTCATTTTCACTTTCTCCATTATTTAGATCATGCACATGAAGTGCAATTATACCATAATGTAAAACTTTCAGTAAGTCTTTACGATTATAGCCTTCCTTTTTACCATAGCGTTGAGCATATTTGAGAATGTTACCAATACAGAAACCTTCTCCATGTCCACCGTCTACTATAAATTCTGTTGCTTGAAATTTGTTTTGATTGTAATGTGATCCTGAGTCTTTACCATATGTTGAATCGATATATTCTTTCAATTCTTTTACTAGTTCACCTTCACTAAATTTATAATCTATTTTCAAACTCATATATCTATTTTACTACAGAACTCTGATTTGTCAACCCTCTTTCTGTTATATTTTGTTCTGTCTCTATGAACTTTAGTTACACCATGCTTGGGTGTCTTCTTATGTTCTTTTACTTCTGGTTTTGGTTTACCAAAAATTCTTTCCCATTGATCTTGATATTGACCAGGTTTCTCTGGTCTTCTTTTAGAACCTTTACCACCATGCCACTTAGTCACAATCATCATATCCTACTGTATAATAAACAGTTAATTCTTCACCTTCTTCTATAGGTTTAATTGTATACAACTCTCTTTGTTGTCCATTATGATAATGAATATTCATATTGATAAAACAATTAGGATCCTCTGAATGATTTATAAAACCACCAAGAGGTGTTCTTATCCAATCCCATCTATTTGCTTCCCATACATGAGTCACACCAAGAAAGGCACCTGCTTTCAAATCTGTTTTTGTAAATAATCCATTACCATTTATAGGTGAACTAGCAATAGTCAATCCGTCAGGTAATGGTTTGTAATGTTGTGGTCCAAATTTTTTCATACTATATACCAAGTTGGTGTTGGTCTTTTTTTCCAAACACTAAAACTACTTTTCTCACCCATGTAATATTTTTGATATGCTTCAACTGAATCTTCACCTTTATATTGATCAGGCATACATTGAGGTGGTTGATAAAACTTTTTGTTAACCGGAATGTTCATGGGTGGTTTTCTCAATGTGTCTCTCAATTTTAAATCTGTCATGTGTCCTTTACCATAACGATATGTGTATTCATCACATAGTGCTTCGAATAATCTATATAACCACCAATAGTTGTGTACATTATCTCTAACCCATATTGTACTTGGGTGATTTACATGAGCTTTCTTGTACATGAAAAGTTCATCAGCTCTTTCATCACCGTCAAGAACTCTATGTGCAGTACATAACATTTGTGCTGATTCTAAGATCATCTTTACACAATGTTTATCATTATGTTCTACTGCAGCTATCTCAGGATTTTCATTCAAATAAAAAATATTCATATTAATGATGTCCTATGTGCATACCAATTAAAATACCGATAGCTAATACTAACCAATCAACCACAAAATGCCACGCGAAAGAAAGTGTCAATATTTCTTTCCAATGTAACTTACATACTTCTATATACTTATCACTCATAAATTAAACCACCATACTATAAAACCAAACACAATAATGTAAGGTGCAAACTTCCAACCAAGTCTGATTGACCCAGCAACAAAGCTGAAAAGTATACCCAAACACAAACCAATAACTATTAGTGGTACCATTATGTTCCACATTATTTCCAATTCATTCATAATGCTTGAATTCTCCTAAGTAAAGCTGAAACTTCTTTCCACTCTAAATGTCCAATGACATCACTAGTGATCTCTGTTGAATAATCTAGATCACCTTCTTCATCTAGAACTGCCAACTCCCATTTACCATCTTTGTACCCATAAGAACCTTCGTGTCTAATAACACTAGCTCCTTTCTTGTTATCAAATTGGTAAAGTTTTTGAACGCCACCATAATGTTCTGTTTCTTCATAACAGTATTCACTAAGTGGTCTTTTATAATTGTATTCTGAAATCATAATATAATTGTACTCTCATTTTTTAAATTTGTCAAACTGGAGCTATCGGTCGGATTCGAACCGACGACCTGCTGATTACAAATCAGCTGCTCTGCCAACTGAGCTACGATAGCGAATCTGGTGGAGCGAGAGGGAATCGAACCCACGACCTTCTGGATGCAAACCAGACGCTCTCCCTACTGAGCTACCGCCCCGAAATTTTTTCATAACATATTTCACAAAACTCTGGATCAACTAATACTAACTGATCTTTGACTAAACTTGGTCTTCCTGTCAAATTAGTAGCAACATAAAGTTCTACATCTGAGTCAATATATGTTCCACACTTGGAACATTTTCCAGGACCAAATTTCTTTTCAAAATCAATCGGTGACATCTGCGTAAACTACATCCATTAGTTCTTCGAACATTGTCCTAAAGTTTTCTTTTGATATAAATGCTGCATCATGTTTAATCTGATTTCTTCTGTAAACATCATACGCATCATCTAATTGTTTTTCTAAATATAAAATCATAAAATAAAATTTGGTGGGATGGAGTCGCTGTCTATACTACAAGAGCTAGAATAAAATTGTCCTCTTTGTATAATGTCGTACTCCTGTCCCTACCCGAGCTCGAAGCCCCTATTGATCCTTGTACTTACGAACACCTTCGTAAATTACATAACCTAATAAAACCCATAATCCTATATTGAATAATAACTCAATAGAATTCATAGGTAACCAAAATAGATTGTATAAAAAATCCATTACCATTTCTCCTTACCAATTATCTTACCTTGTTTATAATCCATGTATCTACTTTGTGTCTCAAAGTTAGTCGGATTATTATCTGTTCCAACATAAGTAAATTTTGAATATAAAGTTGAAGGATTGACATGATCAAATTCTCTTTCACATTCTACATTGTGTTCAACTGAATACTTACCTATGTCTAAATTGGTACCATAGATGTATTTACCATTATCCATTTTCATATACAGTAATTCTGATATACTAGACATTAAGCAATACCTCTAATATAAGCTCTAACTAAATCTTCACCTTTTAAGTCTTTACCAAAAGTTCTGATTAGTTTACCTTTTTGTTTTCTTTCTATTCGACCACTATTGAATTGTGTATCGATCACATTACCTTTTTTAAAATCAACTTTTGAGTCCTCTGTCTCATACCACATAGAAGTTAATCTATGAATATGAACACTTCGTGGTATCTTTGCCCACTCCTCAGCTTCTAATGTTAATCTTTGAAATTCTACTTTATCGTCATATTGAGTCATATTAATTCTCGGTTATTATTTATCTCTGAAAAAACCTCTCCCCTTAGTTCAGAACAAACATTAGGAGAGAGGCCGAGGTAAATCATTTTAAAATATATCTTCTGAGTTGTCAGGAGTATCATAATCATCTTTGACTTCCGATGATAGTTCTGACTCCTCTGTTTCAGGATTGATAACTTCATCATCTACTTTAGTGTAGAGATCAAGGAAAGTTGATTTCGTTTCTGAATCAAACCTTGCAACACACATTTCGATTGCTTTCAATTTGTTATCAAACATTTTATAAGCTTGTGCAATGTGAACCAATCTTCTAGTTGAGATCAATTCATCAATTGCTCCTTCGTAAAAACTTTTTCTGATAACATCAGCCCAAGTGACTAAGTTATCAACATAGTCTCCGTAACCAGTGACACCAAGTTTCTCAAATTCTTTTTTGAGAATTGTTTTCTCAATTGCATTTGAAGGATATTCTTGTTCCATTGTAATTGAGAACCTTTCAAGAAAAGCTTCGTTAAGAACATTAGTCCCGATAAATCTACCATCATCGGATCCTTTACCTTTAGTGTTCGCTGTCGCGACTATTGTAAAACCATCTTCTGGAGAAACATATTCACCAGTTTTTTTGTTTAAGTAACCTTTACCTTCAAGTATTGATTGAAGACACATAATTTTGTTAGACGCTAGATCGATTTCGTCAATCAAAAGAACAGCACCTTTTCTCATTGCTTTGAGAACAGGTCCTTCTCTGAAAACAATGTTACCATCAACCAATGTATTAGAACCGATAAGATCATCTTCATCGGTCTCAATAGTAACATTG